CTACTTCTCTTCCTGGTATTAATCTCTACTCTTTCTCCCTGGATCCCAATACCATTACTCAGCCGTCGGGAACCCTCAATGGATCCATGTTCAATCGCACAAATCTCCAATATACACTGCTGGTTCCACCGACTCTGACATCTATCTACGATAGTTCAGGACAGCTTGTTCCTATTGTAAGTCCCTCTGCAGTTTGTATAGTGAAGGAAACAGCGTTTAACACTATTCCTACACTCGTTCCAATAGGCGCAACCATCTCTCCAGGTCCAGGTATTCCCCCCCTTCTTCAGGCAGGCCAGACTCTCTCAATTATTCCCCCGAGCACGCAAAATCCTCTACAATATGGCGCCTATTCGTCTATAGTCTATATTGAATCCTACAACTTCCTCAAGGTTACAAATGGACAGGGTAATCTCGTGTTCTCTACATAATAATAAGAAGAATGAACACCGACGACCCAGTCGCCGACGTCCCCCCCGAAGAGACTGCGGATCCTATCCACAAGCCAACTATTTCATCGGCCAGCAGCTATCTGGGATACACCCTTGTGCTTATTCTTCTTCTCATCTACTCCCGTGCGGGATGGTATGCGGTGGAAACCATTGTGTTCGGCAAGTTTCCAATTATGAAACCGTATGCTAACATGTTTCTAGTTGTCTGGTTTATACCGATTCTCGGACTGCTTACGTCGATCGTTGTTCCTTCAGCGGGTGGAATGTTCGGTTGGGCCATTGCTACCGCTGTATTTGCAGGAATTCCGTTGTTTGGCGCTTTTATTTATATTGTTCTCTTCGGCTTTCCGCCCGAGACGTATGAATATGTAGCAGGATTCTTCAAGTAGGAATAGGAGGAATAGGTGTTGAATCCTCAACCGCCTCCTTTTTGAGTAGAGGATTTGACGATTCTAGCGTCAGGAGTTCATCCATTGCCTGCTTTGGATCTTCGAAATTACGAAACAAAATCTGGTTGACTTCGGCAGGACTCCACTTCTCATCCATCTCGGGATGCGACCATAGTTTATGATCGACATCCGTAATATCGTAGAATCCCTCTACCATCTCACGGAGAACTGTGCGAGAACACTTCTTGAAATGAATGATCATATCAATACGGCCTGGGCGAATCAGGGCACGATCAAACCGCTCGGGGAAATTTGACGTAAAGACCAAGATGCGACCACTGGACTCCAGGGTGCCATCTAGGAGATTCAGGAGGAACGAGAGATCGATAGGATCCTTGATAATATCATCATCAAGTTCGGCTGTAAAGGGATCCTTGGGAACTACAGAAACAGGTTCAGGGCGCTTCCACTCGCGCTTCAGGAGAACATCGCCCATCGCATCGGCGTCCTCAATAATGTAGAGTCGCTCGGAAATAGGGATGGTATACTTCTCCAGAACTGTGCCATTGAACACATGAATATCATCACTGAAAAACAGATGGCGAAGCTGGGTCTTTGTCTTGATTTCCGAGAGTTGGATATTGACGGGGTGACGACGAGCAACATTGGCAATAGCCTTGATTTCCGACGTCTTACCCGTTCCAGGATCTCCGTGAAAGAGGAATCCCAGAGTATACGGAATGCCCTTTTTCTCATACCATGACCGCTTGTCCAGGAAAAAATTGACACGTTTCTTGACGATCGGCTGCTCTTCGAAATAAACATTCTCAAACGTGCGTGTTGTGGAAAACTTGTGCTTCGTGTAGACTAAGAAATTCTGGGGAAGTGGGTTCTGGTTCGAACGTTTCTTCTTTCCTTCCACGATCTGGTCGAAAAAGTAAAGGTTATTTCCAAGTTTATTCAGCATGCGACGCTCATAATCTTGGTTGCATGACTCCACAAACTTCTGCAGAGTTTGGATCGGGTGATCATACGAAATGAGCTGGAACTTAATGTTCTTAATATTTCCATCGTCAACATCCACGTGTGTGAGACGAAAATAGATATCCTCATCCAGTCGAACCTCCTCGAACTCGTAGGGAAGGTAATCGTGATTCGCGATGGACAGGAGGCGCTTCGTATTGGGAGAGCAGGACACAAAGTGAATCACGGCATCCATGCGAGTCAGAAAAGCGGGAACGTTAGCGCCCTTATTATTCTGCGGCGGCGGGCCACGCTCACATTCAATGACAGCAGACGGTTCACGACCAGCATAAGCGGTCTTTGACGGTCCGCGATAGGTCCATACCCACGGAGGAATACGTTCGTAAAGGGACAGGCCTAACCATGCTAAGAGAGGACGGAAACTGCTTCCGCTCGTCGTCATCACCTGGTAGAGCATTGACATCTTCAAAAGATCTTGTAAAGATGCCATTGCTTGAATAGGACATTTTGGGTTGGAAAATTTAACGTCCAAGGCACTTGTCGAGGGTAGGAATGCCTTCGTGGACAGGTTTTGAGCGCTTGAGGCGGAGTTGCTGCGATGCCTTGTTCACCGTCTCATTGGACAGTGAGACATAAGACTTCACATCGCGAACCGAGGCCTGGGTGTTCACGGACGGCATATACAGGCGAACAGGTGGCATAGCAAGTTGAAGTGGCTTTGTGCAGTTACGGAAAAACTCGCGATACTGCTGAATATCTAGATTTCCGCCAAAAAGACGGAGAACACGCCTGTCGGGGGCAGGTTGGATATCTTTGTCATCGGAATACAGTCGACGGTAAAAACTACGTAGAAGCGAATGACGAATCCAGCGATCGGACTCGGTGAGATACGGCTCCTTATAAATCGTAGCAAGAGCACACTCAGGACTGCAGAAGTTTCCCTCTGCCGTATAGGAGTTCGTGTATACATCGTAGTGCGTAGGAATCATGAACGAATCACCCGAAAATCCGTGGCAGCACCACAGGCAGGCTGCCCCCTTCGAATAGGATGTGGACAACGATAGTTTGGTCATGAGTTCATGGATCACGTTCTCATCAAACCGCCGTTCCTGGGTCTCTGTTGTCTGGAGAATATCCGAATACTGCGTTGGTCCGAGACTTCCAGTGGGAGCAGGAACGTCAACGCGCTCCTCATTAAAATCAAACTCCTTTCCTATTCGTAGGAAAAAGATCACGGGCGGAAGCTCAACTTTCTGGGTTTCGTCTACAACCTTCTTGGTAGACTTCTTTCCCTTGGCTGGGGGCATTTACATGAATATGTCTTTTCCCTGTAAAACGGACGGCCGTTTTATCTAGCTGGGGGAGGGTACACCCAAAATGGCTGAAGCATACAAGAAGCACACGCACCGCGAGCACATCCTTTCGCTGCCCGATACCTATGTTGGGTCCATCGAGACGACGTCGGAAATCATGTATGTAGTCGAAGGGGAGTCGTTCAAGGAGAAGATGCTAGTAGGCTTTAATCCTGGATTCTACAAGCTGTTTGATGAGATCGTGGTGAACGCCCACGATCAGGTGGTCCGCATGCGGCAGCGTGCGTCCGCAAATCCTGTGAAGAATATTACGATTGAGATTTCAGCAGATAATAAGACGATTACAGTGGAGAACGATGGCGAAGGCATTGATGTTCTGGAGCACCCCGAGTATGGCGTGTGGGTTCCTCAGTTGATCTTTGGCGAGCTGCTGACCTCAACAAACTACGACAAGGAAGAGAAGAAACTGGTAGGCGGCAAGAACGGCTATGGCGTGAAGTTGGCGAACATCTTTGCGAAGAAGATGGTGGTTGAGACCGTGGACTCGGTCCGCGGCAAGAAGTATACGCAGGTCTGGGAAGACAACATGACGGTGGTGAACAAGCCCAAGATCGTCGCATGCAAGGGCAAGTCCTACGTCAGCGTATCCTGGACCCCCGACTTCGGACGATTCGGTTTGGCGGAGATCAATTCTGATCTGGTAGGCGTGTTCCGTCGGCGGGCAAGCGATCTGGCGATGACGGTCGGAAAGGAGGTGAAGGTGCACTGGAAGCATGGGGAGGAGAAGACGCTGATCAAGTGCCGTGACCTGACGGCGTATGCGGGCGAGTTCGTGACCACGCCTGTGGCGGCGCACACGAGTGATCGGTGGAATGTGGTGTGGCCGATACGCCGATCGACGGGTTTCTGCAGGTGTCGTTCGTCAACGGTATCTGGACATCCAAGGGTGGGACGCACGTGGACTACGTGGTAAACCAGGTGGTAGGGAACATCGTAGAATATCTGGAAACGAAGAAGAAGTTGAAAGTCAAGCCTTCGCTGGTGAAGGAGAATATTGCAGTATGGGTGACGGCAGCGATTGAGAATCCAGCCTTCTCGTCACAGACAAAGGAGGCGCTGACCACGAAGAGCACAGCGTTTGGCTCGACGTGCAAGTTGCCTGAGGAGTTCTTCAAGAAGCTGCGGTCGAAACTGGAGCTGGTGGACAAGCTGGTGGTGGCGCAGAAAGAAAAGGACGAGAAAGAGAACAAGAAGAGCGATGGACGGAAGAGCTCTAAGATATACGGTATCCCGAAGCTCGACGACGCAGCCCTTGCAGGCACCGCCAAGTCTGCCGAGTGCACTCTCATCCTCACTGAGGGCGACTCCGCAAAGGCGATGGCTCTCAGCGGCCTTACAAAGGCTCAACGCCAAACTTTCGGAGTGTTCCCTTTGCGGGGGAAAATCATGAACGTGAAGGATACGTCGGGATCCAAGATCGAGTTGGCGAAGGAGATCGCCGAGCTGAAGAAGATCGTAGGTCTGGAGTCGGGCAAGACCTACGAGAATCTGGGGAGCCTGCGATATGGCCGCATCCTCATCATGACAGACCAGGACTACGATGGGTCACACATCCGCGGTCTCTTGATCAATCTGTTCCACGAGCTGTGGACGGAGCTGTTCAAGATCCCTGGATTCCTGACCTACATGGCCACGCCGATCGTGAAGGCGACCAAAGGTAAGGAGACGCGAACATTCTACACACAGTTTGACTATGACCAGTGGAAAGGCGAGGCGGGTCGGGGCTGGGCGATCCAGTATTACAAGGGTCTGGGCACTTCGACGCGCGAGGAGGCCCAGGAGTATTTCAAGGAGATGAACATCACACAGTTCCGCTACACGGCCGATGCCGATTCGGCGGCAATTGATCTGGCGTTCAACAAGGCTCGGGCTGACGATCGCAAGACGTGGCTGCAGGGGCATCGTCCACAGGATATTGTGATTCCGCGTGCGGACAAGACGCTGGCGTATGCGGAGTTCGTGAATCGTGATCTGATCCACTTCAGTCACTACAATCTGGAACGGTCCATCCCAAGCATGATGGACGGACTCAAGACGTCGCAGCGCAAGATTCTGTTTGGCTGCCTCAAGCGTAACCTCACATCCAAAGTCAAGGTCGCGCAGCTGGCAGGGTATGTCTCGGAGCACGCAGGCTATCATCACGGCGAGATGTCGCTGAATGAAACGATTATCGGTATGGCCCAAGATTTCGTGGGCTCCAACAATCTGCCGTGGCTGGTCCCTAAGGGTCAGTTCGGCACGCGGCTACAGGGTGGGAAGGACTCGGCTGCCTCTCGATACATCTTCACGTATCTCCAGCCGTTCATGAAGGATCTGGTTCCCGCCGACGACTTGCCGTGCCTGAAGTATCGGGACGACGACGGGCTGTCGGTGGAGCCTGAGTGGTATGCGCCCGTGCTGCCGATGCTGCTGGTGAACGGCGCTCGCGGAATCGGCACGGGATATTCAACATTCATCCCGTCATACAATCCCGTGGCGCTGAAGAACACCCTGCTTCGCTGGCTGAAGGGCGAGGACAAAGATATTCTGAAGAAGGTGGATCTGCCTCCGTGGTATCGCGGATTCAGGGGAACGATCATGCCGTGCACCGACGGCTATGAGATCACAGGCAAGTATTCCTACAGCCCGAAGACAAAAACAATTTCGGTCCAGGATCTGCCGATTGAGTACTGGACGTCGGACTTCAAGGAGTATCTGGATTCTCTCTGTGAGAAGAAGGATTTTGTAAAGGACTACACGGACACGTCGACGGACATGGACGTGAACTTCGAGATCGTGCTCAAGGACGATATGCCGATCGCAGAGGCTGCGAAGAAGCTGGGTCTGGTTGGCAAGATCAAGACCACGAACATGCATGCCTTCAACTCTCGCGGCAACATCACCAAGTATACGACGGTGAACGAGATTCTTGAGGAGTATGCCGACGCTCGTCTCGCGCTGTATGGTGTGCGCAAGGAATCGATGCTTCGCGAGCTGAGGGCGAAGCTGCCGTGGCATACGAGTGTCGTCAAGTTCCTGACGCTCATGTGCAATGACGTTATCGATCTTCGTAAGAAGCCGCATGCCGAGTGTGTCAAGATTCTAGAGACGCATGAGCTTACGGATATTCCCGACCTGCTGAAGCTGCCGATCAGTAGCATGACCCTGGAGAACATCGCGAAGCACGAGGCCGAGCTGGCGCGCTTGCGTGCACGGATCGCAGAGATTGAGGCAACAACGCCCTCTCAGTTCTGGATCGCAGATTTAGAGAATCTCATCATCTAAAGGATAAGACGAATGGCAGGGTTTCAATTAGACTATAAATCTCTGTTAGTAAATGCTGATTACGAAGCGCGAAGCGAATACGATTTCGACCCGCGAGTTGCTTTTTTAGCTACAGCGGATACCCAACGTCCGATTGAACCAATGAACTATACTGCTCCAACAACCCTGAGTGCCGAACGCGTTACCATCCAACAACTAAACGATGCTCCCGATACACTAGATACACTAACTCTACCCGTTCAGCAGCCGCCCTCTATGGTTCCACGTTCCCGTATGATCATCATTGATACTGCTCAGCGGGACTGGACGCTTCAACCAGACGCATACTCCAATGTCTTTTCATTTGGAACCCAAACGCCACAGTCAAATGATGGACCTCAGGTTGCCTTTTACTTTAACAATCCTACAGTTCCCCTGTCGGCCTATGAGACACCACTAACTGCTCTCAAAGTTCCTGCTGGACGACAGTTACAAACAATTCCAAATATTACACCGCTTGTATTCCCTCCTGGTGCAAGGATCCCATCTTATTTTAGCACGACTGACCAAGGTCTCGTAACGCCGAAGTATGGTTGGTCAATTGTGCTCTCCAACAATACGCTCCTACACACACCTCAGCCATTTTCGTTTTCTGATCCGAATGTGAAGATTTTCTACTATCCTGTCTACAATTCTGCACTGACTGCGGGCGCTCAGATCGGTATAGACATTCAGCCTGCACGGTATGGAGTAAATAACTACCTTTTTTCTACCCAGCTCGCACTATCCAATGTGACCGAAATCAAACTCCTGCGGGCGATTCTACCTGTGCGTGGAACACAGCCTTACAAACCATCCGCATTCACAGGCTTGATTCATTACCCCGATGCGTTTCATATGCAGCCCTATGTCCTGATGACGATCCAGAACATCAAGGGGAACTACTACGGAGGATCACAGATTGTTCAAAACTCGTTCTCTATCTTGACGCAGAACGCTCGTAACATATACGATGGTGGAAACGCATTCCCATCACAGTTCTCCGATTATTATCCGTGGGGAGAGGAGGCGTATTTATTCGATCCTCCATTGGCACGTATGTCCAATGCAAATATTCAAGTCTATAACAATACGGGGATCCCGTTCTCACAGGTGGATAATCTAAACATTGTGGCCATGCGGTTTGATACGAGCAATATAGGGAGTGTTCAGTTCTTCGTCACTCAGAATTCGAATACGATTTCTGGGGGACTCACTGATTCCAATGCTTTCTTGAATACTGATTTGCGTGTCGGCGACGAACTCAAATTCTATTCTCCGACCCTCACACAGATTGGATTTGATCCGTCGTGCACTCCATCCCTTTCCGCTCTTTCCCAACTGATGTCTAACAATTTTATGGTGACAGGGATTAACTCAAACGATTTCAGTCCTTCGTTTGTGTTTCCGTCAAGCGATATTGGGACATCATTTACTGCTGTGCCAAAACTAACATCAGGATACGCGGGGCTGTCAAATGCTGTTACGACTATACGCACTCTTCTCACCACTCTTTCCCAAGTAAGTCTTCTCCAGTATTCGGGGGTGACACAGTCAGGACTGACATTTATGAACAGCCGAACGTTCTCACAGGATTATCCACTACCTGTGTTGAATATGAATACCCAATCAACCTTTGTCATGCAGGTCACCACCTTGGAACCTGATCCGACAAACATCAAGAAAATCATCCCGAACTAGTAATAATGGCTAACCAGCAGAATTACGGAGAACTCTACCCGACCAAGGGAGATGAAATTAACCGTTACTATGTAGATAGCGCGATCCCTGGTGCGCCAAAGCATACAGGCTTTGTCCCCAACCTCGCGGATGACGAGACTCGTGCGACCCAGGCATTTCGTATCTTTTCCACCCACTACGAGGACCCCAAGCTAGCGTATGGATCAACGTTTCAGCAGCAGGCAACGATTCGCATTCATACGGCAACGCCTGTCAACCAGGCCTTCTTTTCCGAGGCCAATATCAAGTATCTTCAGGACGAGATCCGCTACCGTGTATGGATCAAGAGCGATAAGCAGCATACTATTGACCCCCAGCGCCCTGACGATCTTAAGACCATTATGCGCTCATACTACCTTCAGTATTCGGCGAACGTGCCAGGCCAGGAGCGGAAGGAGCTTGAGGAACTGAACGAGCGTGTCCTCGCCTTCTGTGTGGACGATGTTTTGGGAGCCATCAATATGTATCTCTATAATCGCAATAAACTCCTTGAGTATCCTGAGCAGATTAGCCACCCCATCAATCCTCACATTCGCGGAACGAAGGGTGCGGAATTCAAGGCATTCTTTTAGATTGTAACGTAGTAATATGGGCGATCTGGTAAAATTCCAAGACCGCATTTATGCCAAAGACCAACGCAGGCTTCTCGTATGGGATTCTGCGTGGGACTCATTTCGTCCGTGTGAACAGATTGTGTGGAATCCCGCAACCCGCCAAGTTGAACCCTTTTACGGACAGTATTGCTCTGAGGTGTTCGATATTGCCTACGGGTATGCAGGAACAAAGACGCAGTGTATTGAGTTCACCGACAAGGTCATTGACAAGTTGGCGGATGCACGCGAACTGCCAGACGCCGAGTTCTGGCGCTGGACGGAGCAGAATACGGAATGGTTCTTTGATCGCCCGATCGTGATTCATCCCTGTGTGAAAGGCAAGCCGTCTAGGTCGCAGTATCTAACGATCATGAATCTTCGTGCCAAGACTGCGCGACGTATCCCTCGTCAAATACGAGGAACATTTAAGCAGCGGAAACACTAAGAGATAATGCGAGTGAATCTAATTTCCACGCACCGTAACCAGACGGGTCTTGCTCAGGACGTGGATATTCTGCAGGGTATTTGGGCATCCGTCGATGAGAATGCGGTCTTTCGCCGTATTCTGATTGCTCAGCCCGAGTGTCTTGAGGCTGAATACAATGTGTTTGTGGAAGTCCTGAATCCTTCCCTCTTCACCTATGCGAAGAAGAACATCTTTCTTCCCAATCCCGAGTGGACATACAAGGCGTGGATCCCTTACTTTTCTTCCATCGATGAGATCTGGTGCAAGACGCACGAAGCAGTGGAAATCTTTAAGCAGCATCACCCGAATGTGAAGTATATTGGCTGGACATCGATTGCGAAACGGCCATCGGAGAAGAAGAACTTTCACAAGGCACTCTACCTCGCTGGCAAGAACATTTACCGTCATCCCCAGCTCATTGTGGACGCCTACGCCAAGGCGGTTGAGAAGGATATTAAGGTTCCCGAACTCCACGTGGTCTACGACGGAACCCGCATGAATGTGAATCTCCCCGAATCTCTGAAAGACAAAGTTGTTCTCCATTCTGAGACTCTGAAGCAGGGAGCCTATGATGAACTGGTGGATGAGTGCGGTCTTTCGATCTGCCTGTCAGGAGCGGAAGGGTTTGGACACGCTGTGAATGAGGCAGCCTCTAGCGGTGCCGTTCTTCTCCTGAACGAAATCGAACCGTTCAAGGAGTTTGGCTACAAGGCTATTTGGGCAACAGAGGAAAAGCCAGAATCAGTTCCTCATCCTGAATGTATGGGCGTTATTCTGCGTTCCACAGTGAACGCCAGTGTCAAGGCTCTGGAGTCCTATGCAGCATTAGAGTTCAAGACCCGCAAGGTGATAAGTAAATCCAATCATGCGCGCTTCGTAGAGCGACACGATGAGTGGGTCAAGACGACACAGGAGTTTCTGAAAACATATTCTACAGAGGAGGAGTTCTCGATCGATAAGTCGGCAATTCCCGAAGAGGATCTGCCTGGTGTCACGATTGTCACACCTACTCGCAACCGCCCCGAATTCATTGAAATCTGTGCGGGGTGTGTAGACTCCCAGTGTTACCCGAAAGACAAGCTGGAGTGGATTCTTCTGGACGATGGTAAGGATACGTGCGACGAATTTGTCAAGCACATTCCGTATGCCCGCCACGTTCTTATGACAGAGGGAAAGACAATTGCCCAGAAGCGTAATTTGGGCGCCAAGATTGCGAAGTATGATATTATTGTTCACATGGATGATGATGATATCTACCCTCCAAACAGTATTCTATTCCGTGTCTCGATGATGCTGCGCGCCAAGAAGCAGGCTGCCTTCTGCACAACTCTACCATCCTATGATATTGCGAACTATACATCATTTGTGAACGTCCCACCGATGCGTCTGCCGCAGTCTATGCGGGTATCAGAAGCAACGATGTGTTATACTAAAAAGTTCTGGGAAGAGAAGGGGTTCCCCGACGATGTCAAGATTGCCGAGGGTGATCTATTTATTAAGGGACGGGAGTCGCAGTGTATGGAACTTTCGCCCCAGGAAATCATTGTGAGTTTGGTTCACCCAAAAACAACATCAAGCCGCAGGGTGCCGAAGGGAACGGAACCTAACGGATGCCATTTCGGATTCACTGAAGATTTATTCACTATGCTCTCGAAGATCGGCGAGCGTCTCAAGCAACAACAACAATCGTAACCGACATTTTTAGCGGTAGAACATTTGTCCTACCTAAAAAATGCTGTAAGTAAGTCTTTACGCCATCTTCTTCTTCAGCTTCAGCAGCTTCTTGGACAGCTTCTTGAACGCGGCAGCGGCCTTGCGGGCAGACTTGGCCTTGCGCGTCAGGCCCTTGCGGCGTCCACCCATCACGGCGGGGGCAGCAGCGGCCTTGGCCTCCTCCGTGGCGGCATCCACGGCAGCGGCAGCGGGGGCAGCCTCATCACCGCCCTTCTTGGCGCCACGGCGGCGGCCCGCGACCTTCGTGTGACGGCGACGGCGACCACCGACAGCGGCGGGTCCCGAGGGGGCTCCAGAGGGGGCACCGAAATCAGCAGGGGTGAGGGAGCTCATTTGTTTATACTTGAATAGATAGAATATTTTACGCAGAGCACGTGAGACAATCGGCGGGCTGCTGGGATGAACGCGCCTCGGGTTCCACAGTAAACTTTTGGGCTGAAGCGACCGCCTTGGTGCGAAGGTAGTAGCACCCCGTCTTGAGTCCCTTCTGCCATGCATACATATGCATACTGGAAATACGCGCATACGACGGGTCAGCCACAAACAGGTTCAGCGACTGCGACTGGCAGACGAATGGCGCGCGGTCGGCGGAGAGGTCAATAATTGACTTCATGGGAATCTCCCATGCCGTGCGATAGCGCTCCTGAACAGAGATTGGAATTCCCACGACATTCTGAACACTGCCATTGTTCGCAATGATTGCCGTTCGTAGTTCGGGGGTCCAGATGCCTAGATCTACCAGCTCGGAGATCAGATACTTATTGATCACAATGAAATCACCTGCCAGGACGTGGCGGACATACAGATTGCTAGTAAAGGGTTCGAAGCACTCGTTATTACCCAGAATCTGCGACGTAGACGCCGTGGGCATCAGGGCAATAGAGAGAGAATTGCGCAGTCCCTTCTGAAC